TTACCTAAGTCTCCAGCAGCAGCAATCGCTCCTGAATTAGCTTCAGCAGGAACAGCTTCAATCATTGCAGTCTCTAAGTAGTCTTCAAAACGTAATCTAGTTTCGTGCTCTGATTTCAAGTACCATAAGTAACCTGCACCATTATCACCTTCTACTTCAACCCATCCGATTTGTGCCATATCAGAACCTGATACACTGTACTTATCTTTAATGATGATTGGAGTATTCTCTTTGTTGTCAAAAGGAGCTTCTAATGCACCTTCCATTCCGTTAGATCCTTTCTTAAATTCAGAACCATAAACGAATACATCTAAGTCAGTTCCACTGTTATCTCCAGAAGATAAACCAGCTACAGCAGGTAATCCAGCAGCATCATAGATAGCTACAGTAATTGTGTCTGTTGCAACAGCAGTAACGATACCTTTAAAAGAAGCAGTAGCTCCATTAGAACCATCAGATACCATAACAGTCTGTCCTTTACGGATAGAGTGTCCTGTAATGTTAATTACAACTGAATCATCAGCAGCAACTACAGCGTCATCTAAAGTAACACCTTCATATTTAATGTGTAATCTTCCTTGCTCAGACCATTTAATTAAGTCAGAGTTGAAAGGCATTTCAGCACCAACTAGTCTTAAGAAAGAACTAACTGATCTGTTACCATATCTCTCGAATTCTTTTTCGTAAGTGTCTGGTAAGTATTGATTTAAAAAATCAAAATTTGTAATGTACGATCCAGGTGTTGTTACCTGGCTTGGAGTTGGAGTTAAACTCACATTTCCGCCTATTGTATAAGCCATTTTTGTTGTTTGTTTTTAATATTTAACGTTTCTTTATTTTTAAACCACGTCCTGAATTAGTCTCTACCGCTTTAACCTTAAATCCTGATTTGTTAGACATCTGTTGTGGAGTAGCTCTAGCATCCATGTTTATATTTTTAGATACTCTGTCCGTATTCACAACAGCATCAGCCTTTCCTTTTTCATAAAAGTAAGACGCTAACTTGTCTGGATTGATTGCAGCATTTAAAGCCTTATGATATCCAATGTGGTCTGTTATCATACCATTATCATCTAAGTACTTAGAGATAAAGTTATTGATGTCAGACTGAACCGATTTCACCTCCTTAGCATCTCCTGGATTGAAAACTACCTTTTGGTCTCCGACATTGAACTCAAAACCTTTGAACTCGTCATTGAACAACTCTTCTGTTTTCTTTGAGAAATACTCAGCACGCTTCTGATTCTCTTCTTGAACATTTTTGGACTGTGATATATAATCCTTGTAGGCATTGTATTGTTCTAACTCATCCTCGTTGACAGGAACCGATGCCGACTCGACAGGTACCTTATATGTCTCCTTTAGATCGTTAAAATATTTCTTTGCCTTAGCAAGTTCTCTTTTCTTTGCGATATTCTTTTTCTTGATTACAGAATCATCATCTAAATCATCATCATAAGAAAACTTCTCATTGATAATGTAATCTATATCTTCAGAATCTAAATCATCCTCAGTAACAGAATAGTAATCTCGCAATAATTGGTCTGCATCCATTTCATCATAATTAGCCTGAAGCTTCATAAAATCATTGATACCACGACCTGTTTCTTTCTTGTATTTTAAGAAAGCCGAAACATCCTCTGGTAAATCATTATCTACTTCTCTCTGAGCAAATAACTCATCAACTGAGTTTATTTCTTTTTTATATCTATCCTTAATAAATGAAAGAACTTCTTCCTCACCAAATTGAGGAGCCTCTACAGTTGATTGTTCTTCAACAACTTCTTCTGTAGGTTTATCTTCAACTACTGTTTCTTGTTCTTCAACAGCAGCTTCTTCTTGTTTTTCTACAAACTCTGTCTCTACTTCTTGAACCGATTTTTGTTCTGGTCCTGAGACTTCTTTTACTTTTAATTCCATATTAGATTAGATTTTGTGCAAAAATACACATTAATATTATTTATATTCTTAGCGAGGTTCAAACTCAGATAAATCAAAACCATCCAACGTATCCTCATTTGATTCAAAGTTTATAGGAGGTAAATCCTTCTTTCTTTGTTCTATCAATCTAGATTGTTGAGTGTTCTGTTTGCTTATCCTTTCATCCTTAGCTTTCTCTTTAAGGCTCTCCTTCTCATTTAACATCTGAACCTCAGCGCCTCTAAGTTTCATATTCATATCAAACTCTAACTGCATCAACTGTCTCTTTAATTCAGCCTCACCTTTAAGCTTCTCTAAAGCAAAACCTGCTTCAGCTTGAGCAATCTGCATCTTAGACCTTGTTTCCATTTCAACCTTCTGAGCAGATGCTTGAGCTGCCATTTGTTGGGATTGAAGTTGTCCTTGTTGCTGTTGCTGCATCTTCTGCATTTCGTACTCCCTTCTCTCTTTCTCTTTTCTTTTTCTTTTTACCTTTAATAGTTGGTTAGCTAACTTAACATTCCTTACCTCTCTAATATCAATAGCATCGTCAAGGTCAATAGACTCTTTAGATAGAGCTATTTGTATGTTTTGTTCTAACTGTTGTTTTTCTTCATCATCAGGAGCCATCTCTATGAATATTCCAAAATCATAAATATGAAGGTCCTTAATCTCATTAAGAAGGTTAACGTTGTACTTACCTATCTGCATTACAAGCTCATCCTTGTATGGATAATACTCTAAAGCATCCGATACTCTACAAGACAACGCAACAGATAAGTCTCTAGTAATATCTAGTGTACCATCTAATATATGTCTTGTTGCAGTGTTACTATTCAAAGCAGCCAACTTCTGCAATCCAACTAATGAGTTAGGGTCAGGCATTGAACCATCTCTAGCTTCATTTAATCCTGTTACATCCCTTAACATTTGAAGGTAGTGATTATAACTACCAATAAGACTAGATATCTTACCCTGTCCTGAGTTCTTAGAAAGTTCTTGTATTGGAACACGAGCGTTATTAAATTCTCCGTCCTGAGTGTAACTTCTACCAACAACAGAACCTGTTTGGAAGTAAAGCTTTAAAGCATCCTCTGGGCTATAAGTAGCACCATTACCAAGGTCAACTTCATTTATACCATCAGCATCTATGAACACACCATCTGGTGTAACCTTCTGTATTACTTGTTGTAGCTTCAAGTGTGTCATCTGAATTAAGTCAGCAAAAGGAATCATACGTCTAAGTAAAGATTCTATATTACCCTTATACATTCTTGGAGCACAAGCTACATAGTTTGGTGAAGCATTCTGAGATGCAGACTTAGGTCTTACCATATTCTCAGATAACTGCCACTTAAGTACTATGTTAGTTCCCATAACCATAACACCCTCGTACCAAACCTCTATTTTTTTCTCTATTTTCTCAAACCCTCTATCATCCATCATCTCTTGTGGAGGGTTGAACTCATCGTCTTTTTCTATTACCTTGTCACCTTTCTTTTTATAGACCATATTCTTTGTGGTCTTATAATTAAAATAAAGTAACGTTACGCTATCATTATTAAATAACGAGTTATCATAGTACTGCGTAGAATGAAAGTAACTGTGCCAATCTTGACTGTACTTACCTATTGTCTTTAACTCTTCATTAGTTACTGTAGGGTCTATCTTAACAACTTCTGTAATAGGAACTGTCTTTACTTCTCCCCAATAGAAACAATCTGAAAAGTTTGGGTCCTCAGTGTAACTATAAACAACGTTTGCAGGGTCTACATACTTAGCAACAATACCAGCACCAGGTTGGAACTCGTGTTTTGCAACACCAATACCTAATGTAGTCATATCATACATTATTCTTTTCCTAGTATCCTCGTACTTGTTTTCAGCTAATACAGTATTAATAACAGCTTCTTCAGCCAACTCTATAGAGGACTTATAATTAAGCTGCATATGCAACTGCAATTCTTCATCATTCTCAGGAAGCTCCTCAGGAGGAGTGTTGAAAGCATCTATTCCAAAATCATTTTTTATTTGGTTTAAAAGGTCCTTAGAAACCATATCAGCCTCTAAGTTATCTTGGTAAGAATTTCTCTTCTCAGCAGACATAGCGTCTTGAGCATAAGCCTTAACCTCAAACATCCTATCAGCCATACCATTAACTACTATGTCTATAAACTTAGGTATTATTGGTACAGGTGTCCAGTCTAAGTTCATATACGACAAGTCTCCGTCTACTGCAATCTCGTTCTTGTATTTTGCTACAGATTGTTCTGCCCTAGCGTAAAGCCTAAGCTTATGAAAAGCATCCCACTGATTGTAAAATTTAGAACCCCCATTATCTTTCTTAAACCACTCATACTGAATAGCTTGACCTATTTGTAGACCAAACTCTTTTGTATTCTTTCTAGAGTCAGGTACATACTGACTAGGGAATGTAGAAGGATTTATAGATATTTTTACTTCTTTCATCTAATTATTTCGCTAAATCTTCCTTTGTTATTATATCTTGCAAAGTTAACGCTTATTTTTGACTCTTTTTTAACCTCTTGATATAGATGTTGTTGATTTGCCATTATAGCTAACCCTGAGCTTATTGAGGCATCAAACTTTGTTCTATTATTTATATCGAATCTAGCCCAATCTTGAAGTGTTCTATTAAAGTACATAGACCCCATCTCATCGTTTGACCTGTATATACCTTCAGAATCTAAACCTACATTCTTCTCTATGTAAGTTTCTATAGCTGATGCGTGTGCCTGCTTCACAGCTTCAGAGGAGTTTGGTATTCCTCCTAGCTCTTTCTCTGTACCTGAAAGCTTATTGAATCCTTTATCTGGTCTATTCATAGAATACTTCCTGTACCCTCTGTTCTTAAAATGATACAACAGTCGAGGTTTATTGTTCTCAGCAAGTATTGGCATACCATAAAAAACACAAGCCATCAATACATCCTCAAAGAATATTTCTGCTGTCTGTGGTCTTGATACGTACTCTAAGAAGAAATGATTTACAGGAGCATCATCCATATGAAACTTTGTTAGTCCGTGAAGTGCTCCATTAGAACCACCGCCACCAACAGTACCAGATATATCATATGAGTCACACCCAAACGAACCTATATGTGCGTTACCAGGAAACTTCATACCATTCCTTACTTCCTTTCTGTTCTGTAAATTTAAACCTGGAATCCAAGACACTAAGAACCTACCCCTATCATCAGGAACCCACACAACCTCTGTGTCCTTTACACCATCCTTCCAGTGGAACGAACCCTTAACAACAACCCTGTCTCTAATAAGATTATCGTTGTAATCCATCTGCTGATATATCTTGGTAAGATTAAAAAGAGAAGACTTACTTTCATCTCTAAATGCGTGTGACTCTGTCCTAGGAAACTGTCTGTAAAATTCATTCAAAGCATCTGGGTCATTCTTAAGACTACTTACCTCGTTCTCCCAATAATCAATAGCAGATGTCTTAATGTATTCTCCATTAAAACCTTCTACAGGCTTATTAGGGGTTTCTAAAACAGGATTACCATATCTATCAATAAAACCTTCTAAGTTATACTCCATAGGAACGAAAAGTGAATATAACCCACTTTTAGTTTGACCATTTGCATTCCTTGTCCCTGGATCAGAATCGTAGTAAAGTTTTTTAAAGTTTTCACCTCCCTTATCTAAGGCATTAGATGTAGAACCCATTAAGCATTTACCTATAATTCTACTACCTAACCTTAAACAGGTTTTAGTAACCCTCCAGTTGTTTAGTATGTTATTAGGTTTAATCCACTTTCCTGATTCATCGTGAACCAACAAGAATAACTTCTCACCATCGTAACTGTTATCATCTGTATTCTTCCAGTCAATAGTAGTATCTANACCCGATATTCCGCTATCATCTAAGTCATACATATTCTTTTTAGTAATCTTAGACGCAGGAACACGGTACGCTAATTCAGTCTTAGGCTTATCCATACCATCCTGAACAGGCTTAAAAAAGAATGGGTAATTACTAGATATAGGAACAACCTTATCAGTAAACATTTTTTTAGCATCAGAACCTGTCTTTGATAATATTCCAATCCTAGCATCTTTTGCTAGAGTCGCTGTGTTTACAGTCTCAGAGGATGACATAAAAGAAAACCCAGAACGACGTATCTTAAGATATACCATTCCAAAACATCTGCTGTCAGCTTTACAAGCTTCCCAAAATATAAAGAAAATTCTATTTGCTTCACGGAAGTCAGGATGACCAACATCAATCTTGGTCCACTGTAAGTACATATAGTGTGTACCTGTTATGTATGTAGGATGTCCGTTATTATAGAACCAAAAACCTTGCTCTCTTCTATCAAACTCCTCCTCAATGTAGTCAACCCAATTTCTCTTAAAGTCTTTAGGAGCATCATTCCATTGAAAAATAGATTTTATTTTTTCAAGTGTTTTAGGGTAATCAAAAGGTTCCCAGTACTGTTCACTTTTTTTACTACTCCTTTTGTGTATGTTTTTTGGTTTTGATGGTAGAGCTATCTTTATTCCGTTAATATTCCATATATCACCGATAGTACCATCCTTAGATATCACAACAATATCATACTTCTCATCGTACCCATAAGAGAATGTTTTAGCGTTGTTCTTTCTTTTTAAAACTGCGGCAGGGATTACATTATTTAGCTCTTCTTTCAGCAAAGTTGTCTAGTTTTTTATCCTCATTTAAATCCTCGGATAGAAGACTCTTCTCAGATTCAATTCTACTCAATATCTCAAAAGCATCGAATATAGCAAGCTTCTTTGAAGCAGCAGCGTTCTTCAATCTATCAGCCGCAATGTCTGGAGATAACTCATCATAACCCTCCTTTATAATGCCTTCCTTAGCGACCTTTATAAGTTCTTTAACCGCTTTTTCAGCAGACTTTATTATTTCAATTTTTAATTCTCTTGCATCCATGTTATCCAATCTGTTCTAACCCTGTAAAGCTTCTCACCATCAATATTAAACTCATACTCTGAGTGAGGTTTGAATGAGACTCTGTCACCAACACTTATACCATAAGAGGAAAGCACATTGTTTGAGTACTTAACCTCACCAATTAATGGTTGTTCTGTTCCTGCACTATGTACGTAAAATTCTTCTTTTGGTACAGGTTTTATAAAACAAAACGCATCCTGAGACTTCCAAGTACCTTTATGCTTATACATATAGTACTGATAATCATCAACCAGGAACAAATCATCCATAAAGAAACTCTTCCCACTCTTCTGATTACCTTTCATATCATAGAAGTATTTNAAAACATTGTGATGTACAATAAGAGTNTCTCCTGGNTGTATTTCTCCTGAATAGTTTATAGGTGTAGAAACAACCTCTGCGTACCTGTTAGACACAGTATGGTCTTCCTGAGANGTGCTTGTTATAAGGTCTACTTCACCTAATTTTTTTATATTATCATACCTGCGACCATTTAACGGACGCACAATAAAGTTGTNNGGAGATTTCATTTC